GCCGGTACGCAGCCCGCCATTCAAATGTGCATTGACGCCGGGTTTGACACCATAGAGCACGGCACCTTCATGACTCTGGCCCAGGCGGAGCAGATGGCCGAGAATAATCAGGCGTGGGTTCCCACCATAACGGCGTATACCTACCTTTATGAGTACACCAAGCGCCTCATTGAGGAAGGCGGGGATTTGTCGAATCCCATTTCCGCCCGCGCGGTCAAGGATCAGGCCTTCTTCGAGCCGGCCGCAAACGCATACAGGGATCATTTCAAATCGTTTTACGATACGGGTGTTACGGTTTTGGCCGGCTCCGACATGGTGCTTTACGGCGCGCCGCCACTTCCGATTCATCAGGAGCTCGCCTATATGGTGGAGTATGGGATCACGCCGGTACAGGCCGTTGCCACAGCCACCGGGAACCCCTCCCGCGTGATGGGTCTGGAGAAGGTCACCGGATTCCTGCACCCCGGGCTGCAGGCGGATTTGCTGGTTGTACAGGGTAATGCCGCCGAAGATATCCACGCTCTGGATCAGGTGCTGGGCGTTTATCTGGGCGGCCGCCGCGTCAGAGAAAGTTGAAGCTGGAGAATGCCGTGGAAGAAAGGAAGCGTAATTGTTAATGAGCAAGCTGAGTGAAGAAAAGCTTTTCAGCTATTTGGAGGAGGAAAAGCTGGATGCGTTTTTTGTGTCCAAAGAAGTGAACGTACGGTTTATCAGTGAATTCACTGGGGACTGCAGTTTTTTGCTGATGACCAGAAGCGGAAAAAAGTTTTTCATAACGGATCCGCGTTTTACAGAGCAGGCGTCCATCGAATGCCCGGAGTATGAAATATTCGTCTGGCGCAAGCCTGGGATTGCCGGCCTGACGGTGGGCGACGCCATTGGGGAGCTGGCAAAGCGGGAGGGCTTACAGAAAGTGGCCTTTGAGTCGGAGTCGGTTTCTTACGAAACCTATCTGAGCCTGCAGGAGCGCTCCAAAGCAGAGCTCGTTCCGGTATCCGGCGCTCTGGATCAGCTGCGGATCATCAAAACGCCGCAGGAGATTGCCTGGCAGCGTGCCGCCTGCGAAATTTCCTGCCGGGCGCTCGATCGCCTCCTGCCGGAAATCCGCGTTGGCGTAACGGAGAAAACTCTGGCCGCAAAGCTTTCCCTTTATATGGTGGAGGAAGGCGCGGACACCATGCCCTACGGCAATATCCTGATCTCCGGCGCGCGTACCTCACTGCTGCACGGCATCCCCTCGGCCAAGTCCATCGAATACGGCGATTTCGTGCTCATGGATTTCGGCTGCCAGGTGAACGGCTATATGTCCGACATGAAATTAAGACTCGCTATTTAATACAAAGAAATGCGGCATAGGCACAAGGGTGTCGGGGTGTCGTTTAGGGTGTCGGTTTTAGGACCGGCTCTTTTTTTATACCCGAAAATGTAACATTTTCATTAACACTACATTTTAATTCTACAAAACGATTGTTAATGCTACAATTTTGTGATATACTATGTTCAGTTAGGAAGGGGGCGGTGGCGTGAAAACCTATAGCGTAAAAGAAATCGCAGAAATGCTGAATACAAATCCTGAAACCGTGCGTCGATGGATTCGTGACAAAAAGCTCGATGCGACAATAGAATCGAAAAAAGGTGGACACATTGTCTACGAGGCGGCTCTCCATGAGTTTCTCAAATCTTCACCGAAATACGCAGCTGCGGCAAAAGCCTCATTAGCAGGAGCGGTGGTTGGAGCTGCTGTACTGCCAACCGTTATGGTGGGAGGTCTGGTTGCGCAGAAGTTAATTGATACCGAACAGCTGAAGAAGGCTCGCATTTCTAACAAAGATGTCATCAACTTCCTCCGTGGTGAAATCCAAAGATATACTGAGGCCATCAAAGCGAAGGAAGATACTATTCACCAGCTTCAAAAGCAAATTGAAGCCGACCAGTTGCAAATTACAGAATTTCAAAAATTGATTGATAGCCTATGGTATGTGATTGTTGTGGAAGAAAGAAAAAACTGTTTGAGTCCTTTGCTGCAGTGAAGACAAAGGACGGTCAGCTCAACTTCTGTGTTGACTGCAATGATCTTGCGTACAAAGTTAGAGATGACGCAAACGAGATGAATAAAGATGCCTATATCTTGCATCTTGAACAGTGGAAGCAACGTGCCAAGAAACCATCAAAGCAATTTGTTGTATGGAAAGAAGCATTCATTGCTCCTCTCGAAAAGAAAATAAATTCAAGCGATGAATAAGGAAAAGCGCCTCACTACCGGAATCAAATCCAGTGGTGAGGCGTTTCTGCGTCTATGGGATTATGCCTGTATTTCCTGACCGTGCTTGAAGGTGATGCGGATATCGTCGGCGCTGTAGACGGTGGCGTAATCCACCAGCGCATGCCAGTTTTCGGCGCTGAACTCGGTGAGCGTATCCGGCAGTTCCTCAAAGGATTTGAGGAAGGCTTCAATGTCGGCTCGTTGCAGCTGCATCTGCTGAAGCTGGGCCATGACCGTTTCCAAGCGCTCCTTTGCAGTATCGAATCGGTGCGTCAGACTGTCATAGCGTTTCTGGTATTCCGCTTGGTCGAGGGCGATGTGGGCGTTTTCGTAGATGCTCTGCTGTACCATATCCGAAATCAGCTGCGTTTCTTCCAGCAAGCTGGCCTGTTCCGCTTCCAGCTCCGAAGTGTCAAAGAGCAGGTCCACCATCTCGTGGCCGTTCGCAATGACCTCGTCCTTGGTGGCCAGCAGCTTGTTTGCCGCCGACAGGAAGGCATTCTGGATGTCCTCATCCGTCAGGTGCGGCGTGGTGCAATGCTCGTCGTTATCAAATTTGTGATTGCACTGCCAGACGGTCTTGCGATATTTGCTGTTGGAATGCCAGACCTTTGAGCCGTACCAGCATCCGCACTGACCGCAACGGATCTGGGAAGAAAATGCGTGTACGCTGCTGTGATAATTCTTGCCACGGCCACGCTTGGCCATTTCACGCTGGACCATAGCGAAAACATCCGGTGAAATAATGGCTTCGTGGTTTTCCTCTACATAGTATTGCGGGATTTCGCCCTCATTGACTTTGGTCTTCTTGGTCAGGAAATCTACGGTGTAGGACTTCTGCAGGAGCGCATCGCCTTTGTATTTTTCGTTGCTGAGAATACTGCGGATGGTGGAAATGCTCCACTTGTCCTTGCCGCCGGGAGTAGGGATGCCATCGGAAGTCAGCTGCTTGGCGATGCCGTGGTAGCTCATGCCTTGCAGGAACATGGCGTAAATGCGCTGTACGATAACGGCCTGCTCCCGGTTGACCACCAGATTTCCGTCCGGGCCACGGTCGTAGCCGAGGAATCGATTGAACGGAACCGTGACCTTACCGTCTGCAAAGCGTTTTCTCTGGCCCCAAGTGCAGTTCTCGGAAATGCTGCGGCTTTCTTCCTGCGCCAGCGAGGACATGATGGTCAGCAGCAGTTCGCCCTTGCCATCAAAGGTCCAGATGTTTTCTTTTTCAAAATAAACCTCGATGCCTTTTTCCTTGAGTTGGCGAATAGTGGTCAGGCTGTCGACGGTGTTACGGGCAAATCGGCTGACCGACTTGGTAACAATCAGGTCAATCTTTCCGTCCAGAGCGTCGGCGACCATGCGCTTGAAGCCTTCACGGTGCTTGGTGCTGGTGCCTGTTATGCCCTCGTCGGTGTAGACCTCGACAAACTCCCAATCGTCACGGCCTTTGATGTAATTGGTGTAATAATCAACCTGCGCAGCGTAGCTGGTGAACTGGTCATCGTGGTCGGTGGAAACACGGGCGTATCCGGCCACTCGGCGCTTTTTCTGCTGGTTGATTGGCGTTGCTGTAAATCTGGTCAACGTCGCCGGTATTGTGGTTACTTTCTTTTGGACGACCAATGTTTCTCACTCCTTATCCGTTTCATATTTTCGCTCATGGCCTGTCTGCGCTCCTCGGTGTATTTGCCTTGCATGGAAGATTTGAATTTCTCCCTGCGCTCCGGTGTCCACGCTGTGCCTTGGCGCTTGGTGTTGTACTGAACGCTTTCTTCCCGGACATCGAAGAAGTGGAAGGTCAGCATCATACCGGCTGCGACCGAAATGCACTCGATTTGTTCTTTGAAGGCTTCCGCATCATGTTCGGCAAGGCCCATCACCGACGCAGTCAGCTCCTTGAGCCTGTCTTCACGAATGCCGGTGGTAACGCAGTCGCCGGAAGTCGGGCAGCGCCAATAATGCATCTTGCCGCCGTTGGCTGACTTGCTTGGCTGCGTGTTCCTGCGGAAGGTGCTGCCGCAATGTTCACAGCGGATTCTGGTAGTAAATTCCGAGTAGCGACCGTCCGTGCCATTGGCCATATAGTTGCGCATCCACTCACGCTGGCGGTCTTTGTGTTCCTCCGTCCAGCAGTCCTTTTTGGCTGTGGATACCCATTCAATCTGGGAAACGGTACCGTCGTAGAAATGAAACTCCAGAACCTGACCGTCCAGCACCTGAATGGTGTCCACTCGCTCAAGGAAAATATCCTCGTCGAAATCTTCAAGGTCCAGTGCCGCAGCGCAGGCTTCTCGCAGCACACGCTCCGGGATGTCCTTGTTGGAGCAGCGGCCACCTTTTTTCTTCTGTGTGCCGCATCCCCAAACCACAATCGTGTCATCGTAGGTAGAAGTGTGCTTGGTGCGGTTGGCTCTCTGATTGCGTACATAACTGCATCCGCAGCGGCTGCATTTGAGCTTACTGGTAAAGCAGGTAATGTTCAGTGATTTGTTTGCGAAAGCGCCCAGCTCCTTGCGTCTTGCCATTTCAGCCTGCACATAATCGAAGGTTTCCTTGTCGATGATGGCTTCGTGGGTATCCTCAACATAGAACTGCGGCAGCTCGCCACGGTTCTTTTTACGCTTTTTGGTCAGCGGGTCTTCCACATATTCTTTTTGCAGAAGCAGGTTGCCGGTGTAAGTCACATTGGTGAGAACCACCTTCAGGTTGGAATCCACCCAGCGGCATCCATCTCTGGTGGTGATACCCTCGGCGGCAAATTCTCGCTCGGTCTCAAGACGGGACTTGCCATCAAGGAAGTTCTGGAAGATTCGTCGCACAATGGCTGCTTCCTCCGGGACGATGACCAGCTGATCGCCTTCCCAGCGGTAGCCGTACACTCTAAAGTGGCCGTTAGGGATGCCTTGCTCCATACGCTTTCTGGTTCCCCATTTTATATTGTTGCTCAGGCTGATGATTTCTTCCTGCGCAAAGGAAGCCAGCAACGTCAGCATGACCTCGCCATCGCCGGACAAGGAATTGATGCGCTCTTTTTCAAAACGGACCTCAATGCCCAGCTCTTTTAAGTGGCGGACGGTCTCCAAAAGGTCTACGGTATTTCTGGCAAAGCGGGAGATGGACTTGGTAAGAATAATGTCGATTTTCCCGGCCTCGCAGTCAGCAAGCAGTCTCTGAAATTCTTCTCGGTTTGTCTTAGTACCTGTTATGCCATCGTCAGCATACACGCCAGCATATTCCCATTCCGGGTTACTCTGTATCAGTTCGCTGTAGTAGCTGACCTGAGCTGATAAAGAGTGCTGGAGGCGTTCACTTTCCATTGAAACTCTGGCGTAGGCGGCGACCTTTTTGCGGGTCGGCAGCGCAGGCATCAATACCATTGATTATCACCGCATTACCAAAATAAAGCCGAAGCAGCCAGTCTCTGAAACCGTTGAATACGTGACTTGGGACTACAGCGAGAGATTGGTGCTTGACCGTGAAAGCGAGACCTTAGAGCATATTCAGAATATCGGCAGCGGTTGTGTAGTGTCCAGAAAATACTATGTTCAGGGCGGCATTGAAGAGTTGCTCAATGACATTGATGCGGATGACTTGTTTGGCGAAATTGAGGGCAATCCTGATGATGTGGTGGACAACCCGCTTGAAACCAAGGATTATACCATCACGGTGGACTTCAAAAAAGGACCGCAGCGTGTCCTTCAGGGAACATACGATAAGAAGGCGCTTCCTGAGTTCTGGAGCGATTTTGCCGAGTCTGTATGGCAGTTTATGCGATTTTACGGAATGGGCGAAATACTCGATCCTGCGGTCTATGAGAAAGTCAAGCGCCGCAGAACCGATTACATCTACTGTAGCGTAGAATTTGACGAGGGCTACAAAAGCTATTATTACATTGCCGATGAGGACAATATTTCCGTTGGCGATTACGTGATTGTACCCGTGGGCAAGGATAACCATCATTCTGCAGCAGAAGTAGTAAAGGTGGAGTATTTCGCAGAGGAGGATGTCCCTCTGCCGCTTGACCGCACTAAGCATATCATTCGTAAATGCACGGATGACGATTTTGACCCGCCGGAGGAATAATTACACTTTTTAATTTTGGCATACTTTTTAATTTTACCTTTTCCGGGCCTGTCGGAATGACCTCCGGCGGCATCCGGACCGGGTGAAAAACACTGACAATAGAATAATCGCTGGGCTTCCACAGACAGCAAATGCCGTGAAAGTCCAGCAAAATCAAGCCTTTTTCGGTATTTACACACCGGAGAAGGCTTTTTTCTTTGTATTAAACATAGCGTCTTGTTAGACCCGCACCGTGGTGGTGGGAAAGGCCACGGAGAAGCAGCGGGAAGTGTATGAACTGGAAAAACGGATGGTGGAGGAAAGCCTGGCCGTTACCAAAGCGGGCACTCCCTGCAGGGAGGTCTATCTGGCGTCCCTCAAGGCGATTCAAAATACGGAATACTTTGGGTACCACTACACCAATATCGGTCACGGGATTGGCCTGTTTGTGCATGAAATGCCCATGTACACGGAAACCAGCACGGATATTCTTCAGGCGGGCAACGTAAGAACCATCGAGCCCGGCATTTATATCCCCGGCTGGGGCGGCGTCCGCATTGAGGACCAGATTCTGGTTACGGAAGACGGTTACGAAAATATGGTTCGTTTTACTCACGACCTGATTGAACTTTAAAACAGCTCACGTCAGAAAAGCTGAATTCCCCCGGATTTTCTCCTTTTACCCTCTC